TTCAAAACCATTGTTACTCATCGCAGTCTGTTCCGAGTGCGGATCATCAATTATAACAAGATCACCACCTCGACCAGCTAAGTTTGATCCAACACCGACAGCATAATACATGCCACCCTTGTTTGTATCCCATCTACCTGATGCTTTACTGTCAGCTGCGAGACTTACATCAGGAAAAACTGTTTTGAACTCGTCCGTTTCAAGAAGGTTCTTTACCTTTCTACCAAAATTAACAGCAAGTTCTGTCGTGTGAGTGGCTTGAATAATTTTCATACTAGGATTTCTACCCATCATCCATGCGGGAAACAAAAAAGATGCAAACTCTGATTTAGTATGTCGGGGTGCCATATTAATTATTAGACGTTTCAGTTCCCCACGAGCTACCCTCTCTAACTTTTCTGATATTATTTCGTGGTGCCTGCCCTGAATAAAGCTTGGCCAAATGTTTTTTACAAAACTTAAAAACGTATTTTGGCACTCCTCGTTCTTCTCTAACTGAGCTAGTCTTAGTTCAAGTTTAAGTATCCTCTCGTCCTGTATTCTACCATCCATGTAGGGGCCCCTTGCCTTAAAATTATATGCGATTTATGGGTTATTATAATATAGTTAATGGCCATATCAAATTATTTATAATTGTTAGTGAAAAACTTAGCTCTAGCTAGCGCTGCCAGAGCAATGGTCGCGCGCCGCTAAGTCATTGATTTTATTAGATTTTTCCTATTTTAGCCTCTATTTTCTAGGGCCCCTGATTTATTATTTTTTCCACATTTTTTATTATTTTTTTTACATTTTCCTTCACCAGCTGGTGAAGGAATCGCGCCAGCTGGGGCCGCGGATCCAGCGCCAGCGGCCCCGAATCATGGGGGCTAGGCCAGCGCCAGTTGGGAAAGATTCGCGCCAGCTGGGCCAGCTGTTAGCGGCCCAGTAAAACCGCCCAGATAGTGAGCGCCCACGCCCCAGCAATTGCGCCAGCTGGCCAGCTGTTAATGGCCCATACGTTTTAACCAACGCCCCAGCGGCCGCGCCGCGCAAGTTTAACTATTTTAAACTTTATTAGATGCTGTTATTAAAAAGTTAGTAAAGGCTAAGTTTGTTAGTAGCTGCCCAAACTATTTTAGGCTGGCCTAAGTTTGTTAAGCCAGGTTTTTAGATTGTTAGTAAATGCTAAGTTTATTAGTAATAGCGCTAAATAAGGAATAGATTAAAATAAGTTTTTTGTGCAGCTGCTGGAACAGCTGTAAAAGCGCCAATAAAAAAGGCCCAGAAACTGGGCCATTTTTTTTAAATTTTGCGCCGTTTTTTAAAAAAGCGCTTTAATAAAATATACAAAATAAAATCCATTTACTGGGATTCCTTCCCAATATCGCCCGCAATATGATGCCGTAAAACTTGCCCATATGGCAAGGTTTTAACAAAGCGCTTTAATACTTGCGAATCTGACTCCGCGTGATCCGCGCGAGCTGTAGCGGCCCAGTGAAGCGCAACATGGCCGCCAGTAGCATAACAGCCGCCGCGCGTTTTTTCATCGCTTGCGGCCTTTTTATATGTGCCGTGATCAGTAAAACCAATAATGTAGTCACGATCTAAACGCGCGCATAGCGGCCGCCCAGCGCCGCAATTGCGGCAATTCATTAACTTATTACCTTCAGCTGGACATTTAACAATTTTAACGCCGTCAATGATTCGCGTTTTTTTACCTTCCCAAAATTTAATATTTACATTGATAACAGTAGGTAAAATTTTAAACGCATTTAATGCGGCCTTAAAATTATCCGCGCTGTAATTAATAACAGTACGGCCCAGCTTCAATAAATGCGCATAATTTAAAAAATTAAAATGTGAATAAGTAAAACTGACTCCGCCAGCTGGGACCGCATCCAATAAAGTATTTAAATATTCTTTATCAATACCAGCCGCGCCGCAAGCGCTCGGATTCAAATTACAAGTTTTTGGACAAGTAGCAAAATTATTGCCGCGCCCAGCTCTATAAGTAACGGCGCAATATGTGGTTTTCATCGCCGTCGAATTAACAACCGTTTTTAACATTATTAAGACTCCTTTTCATTAATGTTTAAATTCTTATCGCATATAATTATATAACTTGTAAAGCTTCACCAGCTGGACGCATAAAAAAAGGCCCAATAAATGGGCCTTTAATTTTTTATTTATTTTGGTTTATCCTTCGCTTAAATCTAGACCAAATTTTTTAAAAGCTTGCGTCCATATTTTTTGTTCATATTCGTTTAAACCTGATTCTTCAAAAGTTCGATGATAAATATCAGCGCTAGTTAGAGCTGATACAATCGCGTTGTATTGATCAACATTTAAAGAAATTGTTATTCTTTTCGGCTTTATTGACATTGAATGACTCCGTTTTTTATATCTCTTGTTAATTCTTTCAAATCTTGCGCGCATTCAATACATAATGTGAAATTTTCCGCGCCAGTATAATCTAATTCATTATTATAATAGCACTGTTCACAACCGTTATTAGGACCAAAAGCCAGCGTTTTATATTTAACAACGCCGCCGCACTTACTAATAGCTTTTATAAATTTACTCATTGTTAGACTCCTTATTAAGTTTTTAATATCCCATATAGTTATATATTTATTACACCTTGTAAAGGCCAAAAAAAAGGCCCCAGTAGGGCCTTTAATTTTTCACCTTGGTTAAGGCGTTTTTATGAACTGGTGCTATGCGGCAACCGCTACGCGATTCCAATCGGATTTTTTTAGGTCTAAAACTTGACCGCCTAGACGTTGCCAAAAATCAACATCATCAGCTTCGGCCTTGTGTGCTACAGCTGTAACAGCGTTAACCATTGTAGCGCGGTTTAACGGCTGGTCGTTTTCGTAACCAGCTTGGCCAATGGTATCAAGTAAACCATTTAAAACTGAGCTAGTTTCTTTTTTACTTAAAGATAAAACTTTACCTAGATTTTCAACAACGTCAGTTTTATCAACTTCAGCTGGTATTACATCCTGAGCGGCCATTCTAAATTTTTCTAAATTTTCGTCAAAAGATTCGCGGCTAGAATAACTGCCCACAATATCGCGGAGCTGTAATTTTAAAGAATGATTATCAGCTTGTTTAGTTTCATCGGTCAAAATATTCCAGCTATCACCTTCGCGCGCGCTGGTAATATGGGCCTTCCTAGTTTGTTTTTGATTTTGCATTCCATTATTACAAATTAGCGTCCAGCAAATTTCGTGGACATTAATGCTACCAGCACCAGTTTCACTATTGGATATGCCAATACCATGGGCCATAATATCGTTCACATTAGCACCAGCGCCTTTTAGCAATTCTGATTTTAATTTGATATACATTTTTTTCTCAGTAATAGCGGCCGTCACAATTTTCCAGCTGGCTTCCGATTCCATTAGCTGAGGTACGCAAGCTTCCAATAAATCAGTATTATCAAAAGTTTTAAAACGGTCCGATAAAAAAGCGCGAGCGGTGCCATAGTTTGGACTGCCAACAATGTCATATGTCCTGATCATTCTTTTACTAGGTTCTTTTTGCCAAATGGCATTCATAATATTATCAAACTCTACTGGGTACTGCTGTTGAAGGCGTTTTGCCGTCCTAGTATCGAAGCCGTTCTTTTGTGCTATCTGATCGAAGCATAAATCATTAACTTTTAATATTTTGGTAGGAACGCCGCCAGCTCCCTCCATAACAATTTCACTTTTATTGCCTGAATTATCATCGGACCACACTGGCGTTCTTAATTGAAGCTCGCTAGTCGGCGCAATGTAGTCTTGTTTAAGTGAATTAGTCTCTTGAATAGTTCTAAGTAAGTTAGATAAAGTATTATCCTGATTTTCTATATTATGCATTATTTGACTCCTATCGTTAAAATGCGAAAAGCGGCCCTTTATGGACCGCTTCCCATTTTATATAAAAAAGCGCATATGTCAAATTGGTAATTAACGTCCAAATTTTTCCACAAAAAATTCTTTAATACATGCTAATTCACTTTGCGTATAATCAACGGCAAATTCAGATTTTTCGTATTCATCCATTACTTTTTTTGTATAATCAAAAATATCTTCATAATCGTGGAATTTTTCCAGCTCTTTATCTTTATACCAAACTTTTAATAGATCATAAAATATTAAAAATTTATATTGCGCTTGCTTAACCTCTTGCCAAACTGCGGCTTTAAGTTTCGAATTTGAATTTAATTTTTCCTCCGAAAAAACAATACCGTTATTTTTATTAGCATTAGGAAAAACTGTATTAAACATATTATTTTTCATAAGCGCCCCCTATAATGGATTTAGACCATTGCCAGCGCTATACGCTCTAACAATATAATCTTCAGTGATTTTAATTTTGTGTAATGCGTCCATAGGATACACGGCTACATCACCTAGCTCACCTTGGGCCGCTAGATCATCTACAAATTCTTTCATTGATTCTTTAGTCTTAAAATCAATTGCTAATCGATATGTTTTTTTTGGTTTTGTCATATTAGACTCCTGTAGTTTATAATTGAAAAAAGCGGCCCAAACTTTGGACCGCCCCCAGTATGCGATTTTATAGAAAAAATGTCAAATTACTTTCTGCGCCTACCCTTAAATGGTTTTTGTTTTTCATATTTTTCAAAATTACTTCCATAAAGTAAACGGCCAATAAGCTTATAAATAAAATACATTATGCTACCTTCCTATTCTCAGCTTTAGCTGTAACATTTATAACGATTACATTTTCCTGCATATCGTTATCCAAAAGTATTCTTTTATAAGTTAATGCAATTAAATCATTAACCTGAGCTTTTTTTCTTATCCCTGATATAGATAATCGCCTATCACCTCTATTTACAGTTTTATAAAATGAAAGTGTGCATACCGAATCATCGTCATCATAGTATGCCAGCAGTTTATGCTTTTGGCCCTTTTCCATAAAATTAAAATCTATACCAAATAATTTTGCAAATTTTCTAATGCTTTCATTCGCATCTATTATAGATTTATTTAACATTGTATTGGTTAGTCTAAGCTGGCCTGAGTCTACTGCCAACGTATCTAAAATTTTTTGTTCTTTAGTCATTATTGTTTTCCTCCTGAACTACAAATTTAACTTCAAATATTCCTTCAGTATCTTTTCCATACGTTGCGTAAATTTTGTTTTTTTCTACAAAATTTAACACTAAACTTTCAACTTCAGAACGTGGTTTTATTTTATAATTTTTATTGTAAGACATTAAACTGCCCTCCAAACTTTAAGCTTATTATCTATTGTATCACGGACTAAATGAACAACGCCCCTCCAGTCAGCTGATACATCTATTTTTGGATTATGTTTACCGCCTTCTACATAAAAATTATTATGCTTATAAGGATCATAAAATACTTGTTCAAACTGCTCTTTTAATGTCCAGTTGTCTATCCAGTCACCAATAACAAAAGCGTGAACATATTTTTTCTTTTCCCTAACTA